GGAGATATGGTCAATGTACAAATGACCATATTGGGTGATCCTGCATTTATAGGACAAGATTTTGCTTTACCTTATGAAAATAAAAGTTAAACACGTCATCTGATTTTTCTTCATTTAGTGGCAAAGCATGGGATAAAGATTTAGGTTGTTTTAATTTTGATCAAGCAGAACCGTTTGTTACACTAGACTTTAGATTCCCTACAGATATTGATGAAAAAAGAAGTGTAATGAATTTTAAAAACTTAGAAAATATTGTGTTTAGCGGATTATATAAAGTAGTATCAGTAGACAGTATTTTTGATGGAGGAAAATTTACTCAAGTGTTAGATTTGGTTAGATTTAACAATCAAGGCAAAGAAATGACCTCGGTTTCATCACTTAGTGAAATGCAAAAAATAATTGAAAAAAAGAAAGCAGAAGCTACAGCTAAAGCCACAGGAAACAGTAGTCCAAATATTACTGACACTGAAGGATTTACTAATTATAATTAAAAAACATATGACCATATACGGAGACGCATCAACACCAGAAAAACAGTTTAGGAGCACAACCTATACTGAAATTGATCCAGGCCCATACATCGGCATTGTTAAAGATAATGTTGATGAAACTAGAATGGGCGGACTAAGAGTTATGATTCCCAGTCTATCAGGCACAGATGAAGGTCCTTCCAGTATGTTATATGATGTAAAATACTCAACACCCTTTTACGGTGCAAAAAGTCCTAGTGCAACAACCAAAACCAGTCCTTATGATTTTGATGATAGTCCTCATAGTTATGGAATGTGGATGGTACCACCGGACATTGACACAAGAGTTTTAGTGATATTTGTAGAAGGAAAAATATCTCAAGGATTTTGGTTTGGCTGTGTGCAAGACCCTTACACCAATCACATGGTACCGGGTATTGCTGCCAGCCCTCATACTGCTATGTCATCAGATGAAGGATTTGAATCAACTAGAACCGTAGAAAACGCCTACGGAACCAAAGAAGTACCAGTTTCAGAAGTTAATAGAACCACATGGACCGCAGCAAGTAATGTTGGGGGTCTTGATAAACTTAAGAAACCCATTCATCCTTTTGCTGACACATTACGTAAACAAGGATTAATAAAAGATACTGTGAGAGGAACAACCACTAGTTCAGCACGAAGAGAAAGCCCTAGTGCAGTGTTTGGAATCAGTACTCCAGGAAGATTGGACAAAAAGAGCAAGAAAAAATTTAAATTAGGACCCACAGATGCAAACCCTGAAACCACAGTGGTAAGAGAAGCAGGACACACGTTCGTGATGGATGACGGAGATGTAGCAGGCAATAATGAATTAATCAGACTAAGAACCAGCAGTGGTCATCAATTATTAATGCATGATACCAAAGGTGTTGTGTATCTTGCCAATGGATCAGGCAATGTTTGGATGGAGTTTAGTGCCAACGGTGCTATTGATATCTATTCTGGAAACACAGTGTCTCTAAGAGCAGTGGGCGATATTGATCTACACAGCGATAACAATATTAACATGTTTGCCAAAGGACAAATTAAATTAAGTGCGATGAATAAACTAGTGCTTGATGGAGGAATGATTCAAACGTATTCTGATACTGACACACAAATTCAATCCGGAGGATCATTTACTAACAAAGCGATAAGTGGATCGATTATATCCTATGCTGGTATGACGCAATTGCATATGGCAACTGGTCAGCATCATTTAACTGGTGAACAGGTACATTTCAATAGCACCTATACCAATCCAAATATGATAGCCACATATGAAAGAACAGTGTTCTATGACGACAGCGGAACAGGAACATTGAGAGAAACCAAACCCGATGTAGATCTAACAAAAAAAGGATTAAGCGCACCACTTGAGTGGACACAAGAAGGAAATGTTTCCATGTCAGGTTTACGTATGCCCACACATGAACCATTCCCTGGACACTGGGATGACATTGTATCATTTGCAGGAACCGAAGATGCAACCGACAGCGACGTGCCAGGCACAGTGGGATTTTTATCTCAACAATGCAGAGAAAGTGATAATTCTACACTAAGAATCTGCCAATATCAAGCAGACTTAGCAACCTATATGGGCAAACAAGATATTGCTGTGACAGATGTAAAAAAATTACAATCAGTAGCAGAAGATTTTACTAAAAATTACAATGAAAGATATAATTTAACAGACAATGGACCTTTTTCGATATCTCCAATAGCAGAAGGAGTAAGTTCTACTATTAAACAAACTATTGAATCTGTTACTGGATCATCAATCAACTTATTAAAAGATCAAGTATTTGTCAATCAAGGAGGAGTTTTGTACAGTGCAGGCAATTTAGGACAGGCGTTGACAGGATCAGTGCAAGGAGTAATAAACGATCTAAGTTCAGGAAAAGGAGTATTCACTACAGCAGGCAATGTACTTGGTGGAGTGCAGTCGGGATTGAACAACCTACAAAATTTATCCGGCAACACAATCAGTAATGTAGCAAATCAAGCCCTAGGAGGAGTAACCAAACAAGTATCAAGTATAATACCTATGGCTAATCAATTAAACAGTGCATTAGGATCTGTAAATGTTGTAAATAACGTTTATAAATCTGTGATGGGTTCTAGTATAACAGCAGTGACACAGGTTAGAAGTGTGGTGGGAATGGTGGGCAATCAAATAGGGTCAACCATAGCCACAGTGGGTAGAAGTATAGGTAAGATTTTTGGATTTTAAAAATGAGTGAAAAAGAAAAAAATAATTTTATAGCAAATGGTCAGCAGACCTTTAAGGGGTTCAGCTCGCGAGCTGATAGAAACAATTATAAATTGTATGACTTTGAATTAATTAAACAGGATCTTATCAATCGATTGAGTGTGAGAAAAGGAGAAAGAGTAGAAAATCCTGATTTTGGTACTATTATCTATGATATACTATTTGAACCATTAACTGATGCAACCAAACAAGCAGTAGCAGATGATATTGCACAAAATCTCAATGCTGACCCTAGAATAAGCACTAAAGAGATATTAGTAAGTGAAACAGAGCATGGAATATCAGTGCAAGCCACTATTACCTATATACCATACAATATAACTGAAAAACTTACCTTTAGTTTCGACGAAAACGCTGCTTTGCGCCTTTCTTAATCTACGCATATAATAAAAACAATAAATATCCATAGTTTAAACTATGGCCACCATTGACAGACAAAATCGATTGCTTGTAGCCGAAGATTGGCGCAAAATTTATACTGCTTTCCAACAAGCAGATTTCAAATCTTACGATTTCGAAACTCTAAGAAGAACCATGGTGGCTTACCTTAGAGAAAATTATCCAGATGATTTTAATGATTTTGTTGAGAGTTCAGAGTATATCGCACTGATAGATCTTATTGCTTATATTTCTCAAAGTTTAAGTTTTAGAGTAGACTTAAATGCTCGAGAAAATTTCTTAGAAACTGCTTCTAGAAGAAATAGCATTTTAAGATTAGCAAGATTAATTAATTACAATGCCAAAAGAAATTTAACAGCTACTGGTCTTTTAAAAATAACTTCGATATCTACCACACAAGACATTAGAGACAGCAGCGGCAATAGTTTAATAAATTCTACAATTGTTTGGAATGATCCATCAAATACAAATTATAGAGAACAATTTATTAATTTATTAAATGCGGCCAACGTTGACGGACAGAAATTTGGAAAACCAAAAGAAAGTGATGATATTGGAGGCATACCGACAGAGGTTTATACATTAGATTCAACCAACACCGATGTGCCGATATTTGTTTTTAATAGATCAGTTAGCGGAATATCTAGACAGTTTGAAATAGTACCAGCTACTATTTCTAACTCAGAATCGATATATGAACAAGATCCAATTCCTGGAACGGGATTCACATATCTATATAGAACAGATGGAGCAGGTGACACCAGTCCAAATACAGGATTTTTTATTTTGTTTAAACAAGGTTCTTTAGGCAGCACAGAATTTTCAATAACTCAACCAACTACAAATTATGTTCAACCGATCACTATTAATAACATTAACAATACCGACGTTTGGTTATATAAATTAGATGATTTTAATCAGTTAGAAAAATTATGGACCAAGGTACCAGAGCTTTCTGGCAGTAACGTGATCTATAACAGTTTGGCAGCCGATGTGAGAGACATTTACAATGTTGTAACTAAAAATAATGATGCTGTAGATTTAGTTTTTGGAGATGGAAACTTTTCTAATATTCCTTTAGGAAGTTTTAGATTATATTACAGAACCAGTGACAATGCCAAATATTCTATACAATCAGCAGATATGCAAGGTATAACTTTTGTAGTACCTTACAAAGACAAGAGCGGAGGAGAACAATCACTCACTGTAACTTGTGCTCTACAACAGTCAGTTTATAATTCAGCAGCAGCAGAATCAAACGAAAGTATTAAGACCAAAGCGTCTCAGGTATATTATGCTCAAAACAGAATGATTACTGCTGAAGATTACAATGTAGTACCATTAGCATCATCACAAGAAATTATTAAAATTAAATCGACTAATAGAACAGCAAGTGGAGTTAGTAGATCAAGAGAAATTATTGATCCAACAGGTGCTTATAGTAATGTTTCTGTTTTTGCAGATGACGGAATATTATACAGAGAAGAAACTATGCCACAATTTACTTTTACATTTACAACTAGAAATGAAATACTAGATATTATTAATAGATTAGTAGAAGTAAAATTAAAAGAAGCATACGCAAG